ATGACGGCGCAAAATAAAAGGGTTAAATTAACAAAAAACTTTATTGACGGCTTGCCGCTTGAGCCTGCTATCTATCGTGACAGCGAGCTGATCGGGTTTGGTGTACGCATTCAAACGACCTACAAAACTTACATTGTCGAAAAGAAGGTAAAGGGGCGCTCGGTTCGCCATGTGCTTGGCATTGTAGGACAGATGACGCTTGCGCAAGCACGCCAAAAAGCAAGCGAAACATTAGCGCTCATGGGGCAGGGCATCAATCCAAACGATGCCAAGCAGCTGACAAAACAAGAGGATATTGCTGCGCATGAGCTAGAAGCTATGCAGCCTACACTCGCTGGAGCGTATGAAGCATTTTTATCTGAGCGCACGCTCAAGCCGAATACGCTCAAAGATTATAATACTACAATGCACAAATATTTGGCAGACTGGCAGGATGTCAAGCTGATCAATATCACGCGTAAAATGATTCAAGATAGGCACCTGCTATTATCAAAAACTAGCCCAGCGCAGGCAAATCTTGCGATGCGTGTATTTCGTGCTGTGTATAATTTTGCCGTTGAGCATTATTTGTACAATGATAAGCCAATTCTTCCAGACGTTGCACCAACTAGAACGTTAAGCGCCAAAAAATCTTGGAATGCTGTCAAACGCCGAAAAACTTATATCAATGAAGATAAAATGCCACTTTGGATAGGGACTGTGCTTAATTATAAGGAGCGTGGGCAGTTTTCTGATATGCACAGAGATTTTCTTTTAACACTGATTTTGACTGGCTTTCGCCGTGCTGAGTGCGAATCATTGCCGTGGTCATCGGTGGATATTGAATACGGCTTTATCACTTCTACAGACCCCAAAAATGGCGAGGTACACACTTTGCCAATGGGCGATTTTTTGTGGTCAATTATGAAAAATCGCCGTGCTAATGCGGTCAATGAATGGGTATTCCCATCGATGAAATCGGCATCTGGTCACATCACCAATCCCTCAAAGGTGCGTGAGCGTATCGCTAATTTGTGCGGCATCTCTTTTACCTTTCATGACTTGCGCCGCACATTCGGCTCTATTGCGGAGAATCTGGACTATGGTGATTATACAATTAAGCGTCTGCTCAATCACAAAAATACTGGTGATAGTCGGGATGTTACTGCTGGCTATGTGCAAGTGAGTGATAAGAAGCTGCGCCAAGCAATGAATGAAATAGAAGATATTGTTTTGGGCGAAAAAAAAGCCCTCTATGGGGCTTTGGAATAGTCAGGATGTGAAGTGTGAGGTACTTTTGAAAATTGGTTCAAGTATGCCAGCACATCTGATTTTTGATAAAAAATTGCTTTTTTACTATGCTTAATAAATGGAATGCCATCACCATTGCAGCGTTTTGCTTGTAGCCATGACAGTGATTTATTAAGCACGACAGCGATGGTGACTGGAGGGAATACTGCATCATCTGTCGCAGACCAAAAACGCTCACTTTCCATTTTTACTTGTTCAGGGCTTAATTTTTTCATCTTTTATCTCCCATTGTGTAAATTTAAAATTTGTGCCAAGATCTCAATGCAGTATTTGTTCATTCTTCAATCTCCGTGATTTCATTTTCATTGTCATCAATTAGCTGTGCGCCGTGCCAAACATTTCCTACACCGTCGATGTACTGCACATTGCCATCTTTATCATCTTTGACGCAGACAATCAGCGCCATCGCGTCCCAATGATAGCGATCACCGACCAGACAGGTCGCAAATTTGGCGGTCTGTAATTTGTTTTCGATGACTTGGCGCGGTGTTGGTGCTGGCTTCGGTTTTTCAAATTCCTCGCCATAGAGCTTACTCAACAGCTCGCAGTTTTCGTCTGTTGCGTGAAAAAGTTGGACCATATTGCTCGCGCTATTGGCTCGGCCATTGCTGCGAAAAATCGTCCAAGCTGAGCTATTTTTAATTTCAAGGGGAAAATCTAAGCTATTGCTCTCTTGTAGCTTGTAAATTTCAGTTCCGCGATTTGGGTAATAAACCTTGTCACCCGCTTTAAATGTTGTTTGCATCTTTCAACTCCTAATTAATCAAAAATCTAAACAAGGCAATATTAGCCATGACTAATAATAAGATACATAGAATCACAAGAAACGCTGACACAAATTCACTAATCAAAATATCCAAAGCGAGTAGTTTTTGTTTATCACCAGCGTTAACTATGCGTTTTGGGCAGTAGTTGATAATAAATGCCTCTGATTTTGTATATCCAATGCGATTCTCTTTAACTCTATAAAAGTAAACATAGTTATCTATCGTGCGCACAATCATTACTTCGTCACCTGTGCTTGTCTTGATCCAGACTTCACCTTTTTTGTAGCCTTTCATTATTTATCTCTCATAATTTATTGCTCTAAAAATCAAAGTTTTGCGGCTTTTGTGCATTTCTTTAGTGATGCTAATGTATTCACCATCTTGATTAATGCGCTCAGCCGTAAATTTTGGGTTAGTGATACCGAACATTTCTCTGACTTCTCGGCTGCTCATCGGCCACCCTGTAATCTGCAGATATTGCAGCCAGTCATTGCGACGCTTTGCCAGTGTCTTTAGGCAATTTACTGGTTTGCGGCCCCTCTTTTTGCGCTTAGTGGCGCTCTTGACCGCCTTTTTGGGTCTGGCACTGCAGGTGACTGGTACTTTTTTGGGCGTTTGGCGTTGTTGCTTTGCCAGCGCATCTTTGATCGCTTTGCTATCTAGCGGCTTGACTTGCTTACGCTTTTCAGACTTGGTCTTGATGCTCTGGATGATGCTGTGATCGTAAGCAGTGTTATCAAGACGCTGTACGCGATCGGGATTAGCGCTCATCCACGCTTCGACCTGTTCATTAGTTAGGGCGCCTGGGCGTTTGGCTAGCGGGGTTTGTCTGATTAACATCTTTTGCTCCTTTTTCATTGCTTGTACGCTGCGGCGCTTGTGCAGCGTCTGCGCACGTTTTAATTTTCTGTTCATAGCCTGTTAAGATATCCGTCCATGACGCACCAAGTCAGCGGCCATTGAGATTTTAAATAAGTAGCCAGTGCCGCATGATTGACAATGTAAATGTAATGTATGTGGATCACGTACCGAAATTCTGGTATTGAGCGACGCAAATCATCAAAATGGCATATCGTCATCGCGAACCCCTTGGGTATACTGAGCTTGTACCGGCGGGGCGCTATGATTGCCATATTGCACCGGTGGGTTATAAGGTTGGACGTGGCTACCAGGCGCTGCCTGCTGCGTGCGCTGTGGCGCTTGGTTGTGCGCTGGCTGTTGCTGATAGTTTTGGGTTTGACCTGAATTTTGTGGACGACTGCCAAGCATTTGCATATTGTCAGCAATGATTGATACAGCTTTACGCTCAATACAATTTTTGTCAGTGTACTCTCGTGTTTGCATCTTACCGCTAATGAACACTTGAGATCCCTTTGTCAAATATTTAGCAATGACATCCGCCAAGCCTCCAAAAGCGCTGATATTCACCCACTCGGTACGCTCAACCCGATTGCCATAATCGTCGGTCCATTTTTCGCTGACTGCGATGGAAAATCTAGCGACAGATTTGCCATTTTTTGATTGGCTAATTTCTGGATCGCTGCCGAGGCGACCGATAAACTGACATTGATTTAAATCACTCATAACTACTCCTTAGATTTGGCTTTGTTGTTCATAAATATTAAAAATAAACGCCATCGCATCCGCCAAAAACAGGCGTTGGCTTGGCAGTACTTGCTTATCATCAATCTCACGCACATGACCCAATAGCCACAACAGATGCTGATAAACAGCAAATAAGGCAGACAGATTAACCTGTCCGTCGCTTGCCAAACTACGCTCATAAGTCAAAAGATGACAAATGGTGTTATTTTTGGCGTCAAGGGCGTGAGCGGTGCTAAATTTTAGTGTCATAAGCACACGATGAATTTTTGTGAGTGTTAATTTTTTATTTTTAACAAGCCCATTTTTATCATTCACCTGCGTTTTACAGATTTTGTCAGTACGCATCATCTACCCCTTGATGCAGCGTACAGCGTAGCCGTCCGCTTGCCATGATAGGCACTCTTGATAGTCTGTTTCAGCTTGTCTATCCAGTGCATTAGAGCAGGAATATACGAATGCAGCAGTGATTAACACTGTTACCAGCAACCTTGTTAATGATTTAGCGGTATCTGTCATATCCAGCCTCATTTTTAACCTAATTGATAGATTTTGGGATGATATTACACCCTAAAGGTAAAAAAAGCAATACTTTAAAGGTAAATATTTTACTTATTAAGTAAAAAAATGCGCATATAGCTTTAATAATGCACAAAAAATTACTTTATAAATAAAAAACCGCCCAAATAGGGCGGTTCGCATGGCTTTATATATATTTTAATCAGATTGGATGATGTCAAAGAAATCTTGCTCGGTTAGGAATACAATATTTTGACCTTTTTGGGTAAGCTCCAGAGCTTTACGTTCTTTGCTTGACTTCTGACTACCTTTAAGCTTGGTTGGATCTTGCACACCGACGATTAGATGCGTAGTCTTTTTGGTGACACTTGGTGCAACAGCAAAGCCTGCATCGTTAGCTAGGCGAGTTGCCTCACTACGAACAAGGGATAATTCACCAGTAAACACGCAAACCGACCCTATGTAGTCACCATCTTCGTTGATAGCCTGCTCATCTCGTGTGGGCAGTTTCGGCGCTCGGTATCTGACTGCATCTATCCAGTCGTGTGGGGTGCGATTTTCGGTAGCGGTCGCTTGTAGCAGTACTTCAGCCGCTGCCTTGGCGTCCGACAGGGCATCATGATGCTTATCCATCATGATACCAAGCGTTTCAGTGACATTGGCAAGCCCATAACCATGGTTAAAAAACTTCTCACGCCATGTATAGCGCGCAACACGCATAATATCAAGCCATGGATAATTTTGCACCATCTCGGGATAGTTCTTACCAATTGCACGACGGTCAAAGGCGCTATAGCTACACACTACAGTATCTGTAAATAGACGCTCCAGTGTTGGCTTGAGCTCATCAAGAGTAGGTGCATCCGCCACCATATCCTCGTCGATGCCGTGCACAAAAATGTTCATCCAGTCAAAGTCGGTTTGTGGATTGACAAGAGATGACCAGCTTTCTGTTAAACGCCCATTTTCATATACAACAATACCAATTTGGCAAATGCTGCTTACATCAGAGTTCGCGGTCTCAACATCCACAACGGCAAATCTATTGGCCATAATACACCTCTACACAAACTTTTCTTTGCGTTCTAGCACAACGCCGCGCACTTCAAATGGTGTGTGACGGCTGTCAATGATCGCATAGTCTTCGTTGAGTGGTACCAATTGGTAGTACATTTGACAAAGCTTATCGTCAAAACCTTCACGATATTTTTTAAAGGTCATCGCGTCTTCATATCCGCCGCTCGCGTCTAGCTTGATAGCAACAACAAAGTCACCCACGCATGGCTGCTTATTTGGATCAACTAATATCAAATCCCCTTCATGAAATCTGGGCATCATGCTATCACCACTCACCGTCAGCCAATAAACATCTTGAGGGTAAGCTTCATCATAAACAGGTTCGGTTTTGTCATATTGCAATTCGCCTGTTTCGTGAAATAGACCTGCTTTAACCCAAGTTAGAATAGGAACATTACGGACCGTTTTAACAGATCTTGAATCTGATCGATTTTGATCAAGCCAGTATTTAGGCAAGCCGAAATTTTCTTCAATACGACTAGCAACCGAGTCACCTATGATTTTATTACCAGAGAAGTACTGTGATAATTGACTGCCATTAATTTCAGCTCTCTCAGCAAATGCTACTCGATCAATATTATATATTCTCATTAAGTGCTCGACATTCTGTAATCTAATCTCACTGATACTCTTCAACATTGCCACAACCTTACAGGTAAGAAACTATACAAATATAATAAGTGTTTTTATCTTTTAGGTAAATATCCGTAAAAGTAAAATTACTTGCAAGGTTTTTACTTTAAAGATATAATCATTGCAAATATTTTACTTTAAAGGTTAAATAAATGCTTTTTAATGAGTTTTGGCGCACTCTTGGCGATGAAGAGAAAGTTGTGTTTGCTGAAAAATGCGGTTTGTCTCAAAAGTATATCGCAATACATTTGGTCTACGGTTACAAGTCACCCAGACTAGGGACATTACAAAGAATGGCAGACGCCAGTGAGGGTAAGCTGACATTTGCTGAGCTTTGTGAATTTTTTAAGCCAAAATCAGCAAAATAAAAACCCATCGGCGGCAACCGATGGGGTGTGTATGCTTTTGTAGATATAAGGAAAAGCACAATGTTATTTTATGAAATACTAATTAAGAAATCAAGAGGTATATGATGACAGATAAACGCCCACCACTTGATTTTGAATCAATTAGAGCCCAGGCAGAAGGTTATTATATCGACCGCATCTTTTCAGCGCTTGGCATTAATTTTACCAAAGCGCCACACCTGCATCAGCCTTGCCCAATGTGTGGCGGTAAAGACCGCTTTCGCTGCGATGACATGGGTGGGCGCGGTACTTATATCTGTAGTCAATGCGGTGCTGGCAATGGTATTCAGCTCATACAAAAATGTCTGCATCTTGACGATTACGAAGCGCACGCCGCGATTGCTGGCGTTTTGGGCATTGATACGACTGTCAAAATCTCAGAAGAGCAAAAAAAACAGTGGGCAATCGAACGTGGTCAGCGAGAAGAACAAGAGCGCTTAAAAAAACAGCAGCTAAAAAAGCAAGCGTCATATGATGCACAAAAAGAATTTAGCGCTGCAGCCCCATGTATTAATCATGCGTATTTATCAAAAAAAGGGGTCAAATCCCATGGTCTGCGCATCAAAAGCAATGGCGATTTACTGATTCCATTGTATTTGCACAATATCGAAACAGGCAATATTACACTGACGAGCGTCCAGCGCATCTCTGCCAATGGCGAAAAAAGTTACAAAAAAGATGGGCAAAAAAGCGGCGCATTTTTTACGATTGGTGACATTGCCAAGTCTAACATCATTTTTGTGACTGAGGGCTACGCCACTGGCGCAAGCATCTATGAGTCGCTAGATGGTGCGCATGCTGTTATCGTCACATTTGATGCAGATAATTTGGTTAAATGTGCGCCCATTGTAAGTGCATTATACCCACATCATAGAATTATTTTTGCAGCTGATGACGATGCTGAAACCGCAGCACGATCTACAGATGGTAAAAATCCAGGTATTCAAGCGGCATACAATGCAGCATTGGCAACGCAAAGTGAATATATCAGTCCTGATTTTGGGTCAGATGATGACGCCAAAGCGCGTATCGCCGATGGCTCATTGACTGACTATAATGACTTGGCATCATATCGCGGCGTTGAAGTACTTAAAGCTCAGCTTTTGCATGCGATTAATCATCAGCGTATTATTACAACCCAAGCGCCAGAGGTTACGCTTGATGTGTTGCTCAAAGAATGTGCGCAGATCATCAATGATCGCAAAGGCACGATGACGAACAAAATTTATCATGAGCCGACGCTAACGGATTATAACCATACTGCATTTAAGCGCAGCTTTGGGCATGAGCTAACAAAGCAGTGGCTTGAGCATCCAAACAAGCGCACAATCAATCAAACTGAGATTGACTCACAGCGTAATGACAACGCTAAGCGCGCCTTTGGCTATATTTTTGATAACTACGCTTTTATTACTGGCACAAAAGAGGTGTTTAATATTAGCGAAAATACAAGGCAAAGTGTTGAAAGCTTGCGCCTTGAGTATCCAAATGAATTTGACATGTGGAATAAATCGCCCGATCGTCTGAAAGTCAAGGCGGCAAATATATTTTTTGACCCGACCGAAGAGCGTGGTGGTAAGCTTGGCGTGCCGTATATCAATACATTTAAGGGAATGCAGCTTACTGTATTTGATGACAGTTTTAGTGACTCACAAATCAAAGCAATGTGTGCGCCAATGATTCAGCTGCTGACCCACCTATGCAACGGCAATCAAGAATATGCCAATTGGGCATTAAATTGGCTGGCGATACCGTTGCAAAAGCCAGGCACAAAAATGGATACTTTTTTATTGTTTCATGGCCATGTGCAGGGCGCTGGTAAATCATTGTTTTTTGATCGTGTTGTAGGTCGTATTTATGGCGATCATATGCTGACGCTGGGTCAAGGTCAATTAGAAAGTCAATACAACGACTGGATTGACGGCAAGCTGTATGTTGTCTTTGAAGAAATATTTGAAGGCAAAGAGCGTTACAGTGCAATGGGCATGGTTAAGCAGCTCACAACTGGCAAAAGTGTTTATATCAACAAAAAGTTTACTAGCGGATGGCGACAAGATAACTTTGTAAATTCAATTTTCTTGTCTAATCACGAACAGCCGCTAACTGCTGAAGAGGCTGACCGCAGGGCATTTGTGATTTACCCCAAGCATAGCATTCCCAATGATGTCAAACTGGCGGTCTCTGAAGCACTGGAAGACCCTGATCAAGTTATGCTACGAGCATTTTATACTTACTTGATGCGCAAAGATGTCGGCGACCAAAATGCACACTCGCACGGATTGATGACCGAAGATAAACAACAACTGATTGAGTTATCGCGATCATCATGGGAGCGCTTTTATAATCAATGGAAAGGTGGTATGATACCGCATATTCCATACCAAACTTGCACCAGCCAAGATATTTTTGATGTTTATCGTCAGTGGTGCACTTATAATAACGAACGTTCAACGACACAGACAAGATTCATGTCATTCCTTGGACGACGAGAACATAAAGAAGTTGTCCGCTTCATTGACCGACACTCAAATAAAAATGGTGGCTTTACTTATCCAGTGGTGCAGGCGACAGCTTTAATTATCAATCTGCCTGCGATTGACGAAAGCAACATTGCAAGAAGTCGGCAAGAAGTTTATGGTTATGAGGTGAATAAGTTTAGAGAAGCAATGAATTTTTATATGCCAAGACACGATTAACCAAAACTCTTAACACAAGAATAAACCCTTCACATTTTAAACCCCTTGAAAATTATATGTTTTCAAGGGGTTTGTTTATGATGTGAAAGGTTTTGTGCTTTTCTAGCCCCATATGAAATAATTTTTATCAAATAAATTTTTATCTTATATATTAAAAATAACCCTTAACACCTTTCACACCCTTAACATATATTTTTATAATTAGTAAATTCAATAACTTGTAATATAAAATCATGTGAAGGGTTTTGTTAATGGTCTGATATATTTGACAAAACCCTTCACGCATCAGCATAATTGCTAAAAAATTAAAAAAAGGAAAATAATAATGAACAAGCCCAAATTACCAAGACCGCATTTGATAGCTGCTGCTGAAAGCTTTGCTCGTATCAGCTGCTTTGCCGATCTATGCTATCGCTATTATTTGTATGATGATTTAAGTCAACGCCCAATACTGGAGCGCCTCGCTCTCAAAGAACTGTCATCACATCTTGAATCTATTCCAGAAAAGTATCACCAGCGCATCATTGCAACTGCTTTAACTGAGCTTACTTATCCATGCCCATCCAATGACCCAAATCAGTATCCATTTTCTGAACGTGAACGTGCTACCTGTTCCGGTATCTCAAGACAAACGTGGCGCACCCATGGTATGAATGACGCATGTAAAGATATTATTGATCACATCATTGCGATAGCATACAGCGTCAGAATCAAAGTAAAATCTCAAATATTCTGAACAGTTAAATTAGCTATTGACAAATTAGACCAAAATATTGTATAGTTTTGCTATAGTAGCCGCTTGGTATAGATACCGGCGGTTTTCTTATGATTATCACTAAGCTCTTTGCAGACAATGTTTGCACAGGGCTTTTTTATTGGGGATTTAAAATGGCTAAGTACAAATTACCCGGCTTACAGCCAAGACTTAAGCCGCTCACATCCCACCAATCTAAGCGTAACTGGGGACAAGGACGCGGTGGCAGACCATGGCGCAGGCTAAGAGCAGAGATTTTAGCTCGTGATCAGTACACTTGCCGCCACTGCGGACGAATCGGTGGTCAATTAGAAGTAGATCACATCATCAACACGGCCCAAGGCGGTACCGATGACAAATCAAATCTACAAACACTGTGCCGAGACTGTCACCAAACCAAAACACAAGCCGAGGCAAGGGTGGGGGGTGTGCAACAATTTTTCTAGCGTTGCCCACGAACACCACGCCCCCTCTCGTTTATAAAAAAAATTTGATTTGGGAAAAAAATCTCCGTTTCTCCGCCAATGAACGCAGTAATAAAAGTTACATAAAATTACATTATAAAGAATATAGAAAGGTTTTAAACATGGCAATCACCCAAAAGCAGAAAGCGTACGCTAAGCATGTGGCAAATGGCATGGACTTTCATACAGCAGCCCTAAAAGCTGGCTGTAAAAATCATGAATCTGCCCGAAAGTTCGTGGCGGATATGGCAAAGCGTGAGAATGTGCAAGCCTGTATCGCTGAGTTACAAAAAGTACAAAACGGACTTGGGCAAAACAATCAAAACAGTCAAGACGAACCGACTGCCACAGTGCCAGACGCACCAAATACCCCAAAATACGAAACGCCTTCGGAGTTTTTGACCGCTGTTTTTAATAACGCTGATGGTCTGTACACGCCAAAAGAACGCATTAACGCCGCCATCGCTTTATTGCCCTACACCGAGCATAAACTGGCTCAGACAGGCAAAAAGGAAGATGAGTTGGATAAAGCTCAGAATCTGGCAGTCAGTAGCCGTTTTGCAACCGCATCTTATCAAGCTGATATGTGGGAGCATGACATCAGGCAATGAGATACATGAACGACGCTGGCGATATCGCCGAATTGAATAGCCCTGCCGATGCGCAGGGTTTTGTTTATCCGGTAGTAAACGGTAAATACAAAATCATAAGCTACGATAGTTTTATTGCAGAATTTCGCAGGATTCCGCTTGAAAAATCAAGGAGTATTCATGACACACGACCCGATTAACCAACCCAGTCACTATACATCATGCCCAAGCGGCATTGAGTGTATCGAGATTGCTGAGCTGTTGCCGTTTTGCCTAGGTAATTGCTACAAATACCTGCACCGAGCAGGGCTCAAAGGTAAATTCAAAGAAGATATGGAGAAGGCTCGATATTATGCAAATCGAGCCCTTTTTAATGGTGAGGTGATGCCAAACGCGGTCAAATCGCGTATCAGCTATGTTGCCAGCCACGAAGATGCTAACAATGCCGAGATGCTGAAGTTATTTAAGTGCTGGGATGTTGATGGCGATGGCAGGCTTACGCGCGCGTTTATCGATTGCCTGACTGAAACCATTGATAGCGTTGTCAGTATCAATCCCGCGCGGTATCCCACAAGCATCACCAAGTCGTTTGATGAGTTTAAAACCAATTTAGAGGGTGGGATCAACGCAGTAATTACCCAGTACAACCGAAACGCCGACAGAACCATATCAAAAGACGACTAAAAATGACACAGATCACATGGACGACAGCGCTGCCCGATTGGGAGGATCGCATTGTTGCAGGTCAAAGCTTAGTGCCCTGTGCGCCGCTATTTGAGCGCCAAGCGCAGATCGCGCTCAAAGTCTTTAAAGCGCTTAAGCTTGTGGATGTCATCGGCAGTCCGGAAATCGGCGAAGTAACCAAAGACTGGGTATATGACTTTGTCGCTGCAATCTTTGGCGCGCATGATCTTTCAACCAATCGGCGCTTAATCAAAGAGTTTTTTTTATTGATCAGTAAAAAGAACAGTAAATCAACACTGGCAGCTGGCATCATGCTAACCGCTTTGATTCTCAATGAGCGCCAGTCGTGCGAAATGGGAATTGTCGCACCGACGAAAGAAGTTGCTGACAACAGCTTTCGTCCGCTGCATGACATGATACGCAGTGATCCAGAGCTTAGACAGATGTTCAACGTGTCCGTACACACAAAGACCATCACGCATCTAAAGACGCACGCCACGCTCAAAGTCGTCGCTGCCGAAAATGACACCCTGGCAGGTGCTAAGTTTACTTATCTGCTCGTGGACGAGCTCTGGGTATTTGGTAAGCGCCAAGGTGCGTCAAGTATGCTCAGAGAAGCCAAAGGCGGCTTGGCATCGCGACCCGAGGGCTTTGTGATTATGCTGACGACGATGAGTAATGAAGCGCCCGCGGGCATCATGAAAGAAAAGCTGGACTATGCGCGTGATGTGCGCGATGGCAAGATTGATGATCCTGAATTTTTGGGGGTCTTGTACGAGTACCCAAAATCGTATCTTGATGATAACAAGCATTTAGATCCCAAAAATTTCTATATCACAAACCCAAATCTTGGCGCATCCGTCGATGAAAGCTGGCTGATCAGTGAATTTAAAAAAGCACAAGCTGCGCCCGAAAAAGCAGTCTTACAAGACTTTATGGCCAAACACTTAAATGTCGAAATCGGCATCAGCCTACGCGCCAACCGTTGGGCAGGTGCGGAGTTTTGGGAATCGGCTGGCAAAGACTTTATGCTTGATGATTTGATTGATCAGTGCGAAGTGATCGCCATGGGCGGCGATGGCGGCGGTCTTGATGACTTGCTGGGCTGCGCCGTCATTGGGCGTCTGCCCAAGCCCAAATACATCTACACCGACCAAAACAACAATCGCCATGAAGTCAAACAGTGGCTCGTTTGGAATCGCGCTTGGTGCCATCCGGTGGCACTTGAGCGCAGAAAACAAGATGAGCCGCGCTATCGTGACTTTGAAAATGATGGGGATTTAGTCATTGTCAAAGAAGTCGGTGATGATGTTGCCGAATTTGCCGAGATCGCACGAAAGCTACAAGACACCGGTAAGCTTGTCGGCGTGGGGCTTGACCCGGCAGGATCTGAGACGCTGATCGAGGCGATGCTAAACGCTGGCGTCAGTCAAGATGTCATGCTACAAATTCGCCAAGGCTGGCAGCTGGGCGGTCATCAAAAGACATGCGAGCGCAAGATTGCAAGCGGTGATTTGCACCACGCCAATCAGCCCTTAATGGCTTGGTGTGTGGGCAATGCGCGCATCAGAGCGACAGGCGCTGGCGTCAAGATGGATAAAGCCGAAAGCGGCAACGGCAAGATTGACCCCGTCATCGCCATGCTGAACGCGGTGGCGATCATGAGCCGCAATCCTGAACCGCCCAAATCTGCCGATGATGTCGGTATTTACTTTTAATCCCTTGCCCCTGCTTGCACGCAAGGGAAATCATTAGGAATCAAAATGACCAAAGCATACTCAACACTGCAGATTAAGTCAGTGACTGACACTGACGATGACCGCATCATCACTGGCATTGCCAACACGCCATCCACCGACCGAGATGATGACATTTTAGAGCCAATGGGGGCGGCGTTTGTTCTGCCGATACCGCTACTGTGGCAACACAACCACAATCAGCCCATCGGCGAGGTGATACAGGCAACCGTTACCGAAAAAGGCATTGAGATTGTCGCCAAAATCGCCAAAATTGACGAGCGTGGCACATTAAAAGACCGCATTGATGAAGCATGGCAGTCCATAAAATCAGGGCTTGTCAAATGCCTGTCTGTGGGCTTTAAAATCAAAGAATACAGCTATCTTGAAAACTCATGGGGGCTACACATCAAAGCATGGGAGTTTTATGAGTTGTCCGTGGTTACTGTGCCTGCCAATGCTGATGCGGTGATAACAAGCGTCAAGCAAATTAAGGAAGCATTTAGCCTACCTTTGCAACCCACGCCAAGCCCACCGATTAACCCAATCCAGCCACTACCAACCCAAACCACCACCCAAAAAAGCAACCCGTCAGATGGTCGGGTTGCTTTAATTTTATCCAACCTAAATAACGGAGTATCATTACGATGAACTATGAACAACAGCTTGCCATAGTGAAAGCCACCATTGTTGATAAGCAAGCCAAAATTGGCGAGATTATGACCAAATCGGTTGTAAGCGGACACACCCCAAGCGATGATGATGAAGCGGCCATTGGTGCATTAGAAAATGACATTGAAAAGCTAGAAAAAAATGCCAGTCGTCTGGGTACGCTGATAAAAGCCCAAACGCTGTCAATGACGGCCACCGAAGTGGCAGGCGACACGCCAGATGAAGCGGACGCAAGTGCCAAAGGACAGCCCATTCCCAAAAAGAGCAAAAGCGTGCAAGTAGAATCTAATTTGCCCAAAGGCATTGGCTTTGCACTGTTGGTCAAAGCGTCCTCCATTGCCACTAAATCAAAAGGCGGTGTTACCACTCGTGAAGTATTGCAAGGCTGGAATGCCCCTGACAGCGTCATCCGTGCCGCCACTCAAAAGGCGGTCATTGGTACAACGACTGATGATAAATTTGGCAAAGAACTCATTGATTATGCCAATTTAACGGGCGAATTTATTGAGCTTATCCGCCAAAAAACCGTTGTGGATCAAATCGCTCATCAAATGCGACAAGTGCCATTTAATGTCAAAATCCCAATACAGACTGCCAGCGGCAGCGTTGGCTGGGTAGGTGAGGGTAAAATGAAGCCTGTGGGCAATCCTGAGTTTGGCTCAATGACGCTAGGACACGCCAAAATCGCAGGCATTGTACTGTTGTCAGATGAGCTTATCCGCTTTTCTAACCCCAAAGCTGACCAGCTGGTGCGTGATGATTTGGTGGCAACGGTTGCCCAGTTTATTGATCAGCAATTTTTTGACCCCGATAAAGCAGAAACCGCCGAATCGCCAGCGTCCATCTTGCACGGTGTCAATGCCGTGGTTTCAACAGGCGTTAGTGCTGATAAATATGACGCTGATTTACAAACGCTTATCTCCCAAGTGGTGGATGCAGGGGTTGGTTTAGAAGGGGCGTATTGGGCGATGAGTGAGACCCGTGCCATGCAGTTGTCTAGTATGCGTGATGCACTGGGTCGCCCCTATTTTGAGGGCATGAGCTTGGTAGGCGATCGATCATTAAAGGGCTTGCCAGTGCTTACAAGCGGTCATTTGGCAGATAAGATTGTGCTTATCATTCCAAATCAAATCCTACTGGCGGACGATTATGGCATTGATTTTAGCGTCTCAACCGAGGCGACCATCAACATGGGAACAGACGACGCCCCGAAAATGGTCAATCTGTTCCAAAACAACTTAACTGCCATCCGTGCTGAACGCTTTATCCGCTGGAAACCACGCATGGTCAAAGCCGTGGGGTATATTAAATACACAGGTTAGTCAGATAAAGCCTTATTTGATGAAGCCCCATGAATGAAAATGGGGCTTTATTTTAGGAGATTTCATGCAAATCACATATTTAAAAGACGCACCGCTTGGGGCGGTGGGCGAGACGCACGATGTGCCAGAGCCACAGGCAAGAATACTTATCATTTTGGGCATTGCTAAGCCTGCTCCCAGTCAATCTAAATCAGACAAGCCCAAACGCAAAACCAAAACAACCACCGAAAATAGCGAATTGGATTTGTCATAATGGGCTTTTTTGATTTATTCCGTAAAAAGTCGGTAGGTGGGGCGAGTGGTGACTGGTTTCCCATCATTTCTGAACCTTACACAGGGGCGTGGCAAAAAAACGATGAGCTAAAACGTACCGATTTGACCCATTTTCATGCGGTGTTTGCGTGTGTGAGCCTGATTGCCACCGATATCGGTAAACTTAAAATTAAGACCAAATCACCCCAAAATGGCGTACTTTTACCGACCAAATCACGCACGCACGCCATTTTAAAAAAACCGAATAGGCATCAAAGCTGGCAGCAGTTTATTGAAAGTTGGGTAAGCTCTAAACTCTTGCGTGGTAATGCGTATGTCTTAAAACAGCGAGACATTTTTGGCGATATTTGGCAGATGTATGTGCTAAATCCTGACCGTGTTAAGGTTTTGGTATCGGATGATGGCGAGGTGTTTTATCAAATCAGCACCGATAAATTATACGGCTTAACCGATACCACTGTGCCAGCGTCTGAGGTGATACACGACCGCATGAACTGCTTTTATCATCCGCTTGTTGGTTTATCGCCTTTGACAGCATGTGCAATTAGTGTAGGTTTGGGGCTGTCCATTCAGCATACCTCCGCCACGCTCTTTGGTAATAATTCTCGCCCAAGTGGGATTTTATCTGTGCCATCAGACATCAGCAAAGAGAACGCCAAAAAGGTCAAATCCGACTGGCAAAAAAACTATGCAGGGGTTGATCGTGGTGGTATTGCGGTGCTTGGCTCTGGGGCAAAATACGAACCCATTGCCATGAGTGCAAGCGACAGCCAAGCCCTTGAGCAGCTTAAAATGAGCAGTGAGACCGTTTGCTCCGTGTTTCATGTGCCAGCCTTTAAAGTGGGCATGGGCGAGATTAAGGCAGGGCAAAAGGTATCGGATTTGAACGAGATTTATTATAGCGACTGTCTGCAACACTACATCGAGGCGATTGAAAATCTGCTTGATGAGCATTTGGACTTAGAAAAGGGCATTGAGTGCGAAGCTGACTTATCACCGCTGATTCGCATGGACAGCACAAGCCAAATGGCGTATCTCAAAGAAGGCACGCTATCAGGTATCTTTAGCCCGAACGAAGCGCGCGCCAAGCTTGGTTTGGCGCCTGTGCTTGGTGGCGAGTCACCGCTCATGCAGCAGCAAAATTACAGCTTGCAAGCACTGGCACGCCGAGATAGCAGCGACGACCCTTTTGGCGATACGCCCAAATCGGTTAAAGCCAAACCGCGCATCAGAGTACGTGCAATTTTGGGAGATGATTCATGAGCTTTGCAACACTGGAAGAAGTCAAGCACCATTTGCGCTATGATCATGATGCAGATGATTTGATCCTGTCTGCTTACTTAGACGCAGCAGAGCAAGCGGTCAGAAACTACATCACAGATACTATCACACCAGAGATGGGGGCGCCGCTCAAAGTAGCGACCCTGCTCATGGTCGGTTATCTTGATGAAAATAGAAACAGCGAAAATGGCACGGAACACGGTAATTATTTACCGCCAGCGGTGCGCCAGATGCTGTCGCCATATCGGACACCGACGGTCTAGGGGGCAAGATGAGAGCATCACAGCTACGGCACAGTATCAAAGTGCATCAAAAAACGATCAGCCGATCCGCCACCGGTGCAGTCACGAGCAAATGGGCGCATATTTTGACGCTATACGCACAATTCACACCGCTGTCCGTCAAAGATGTTATCACTGGTCAAGCCGCCGGTACCGACATCACCGCACGTGCCATGATCCGTTATCGCGATGATATTGATCACACGATGCGTATCAAGCATGGCGGCCGCATGTTTGAGATCGTGGGTGAGCCTTTGGCGGACAATGGCAGTGGTCGAGAATATTTGACTTTGATATTAAAGGGGGCGGACGATGATAGGCAGAATTGAAATAAAAGGTCTAAAAGAGCTTGAAAAGAAGCTTGCAAATCTTGATAATGCCGCTTCTGGTAAAGCACTATACAGCGCGCTCAATGCTGCAGCAACACCGATGGTCAAGACTGCTAAAGAGCGCGCAGCATTAGCACCAGAGCCGCACAAGATGGCATACGGTAAATCAGGATATGTCAAAGTAGAGCCAGGACTGCTTAAATCTGCAATCCGAAGGCGACGCTTAAAGCGCAAAGAATACACAGCGATTAAACAAGGCGCCGCAATTGGTATCTATATCGGTAAAGGCACAAAACAAAAACTTTACCCAAGATACTGGCACCTTATTGAGTATGGCACCAGAAAAATGCCAGCTACGCCATTTATTAGACCGGCATTTGACGAGAACAAAGAAAAATCAGTTGAGATTTTTGCCAAAAAGCTAAAAAGCAATATTGATAAAGCACTGAATGTATCAACTTGGTTGCCAGAGTGACTTATTTTGAAGTATGATAGATTATTAAATTTCTTTAAGATAAATTGTGTTATGAAATATCTATCAATAATTGCTTCATTTTTAATAATCTTACCGTCTTTAGCAGTTGCTCAAAGTGCTTATTCAAGTCAGACAAAGCAAAATTTGTACACATCGAGCATACCAATCAATCCGGATGATGTCATTAATAGCATCATACAAAGCTCGCAACAAACAATACCAACTTATCAGATAAATCCAGGTTGGAGCTATACTCTGATTGAAAATGATTTTGATGATAATGTGTTTCGTACTGCACGAGCTTTATCAAAAGATCTGAATGCAATGCTTATTGTAAGCTACAACGACAAAGATAAAAGTTATCAAAATCCAATTGTTGGAGTACAGTTATCTAGCGATATAGATGGGCGAGTTTGGCACACTTTTCATTGCATGCAAACTTGTCCGACAATTGATATGAATGTTGACGGTAAAAAATACCAAAACATGGGTACTGAAGACGCTGGGTATCTCATGCTGGCGTTTAAAAATCCAAAAACCGTATTAAATCGCATCAAAAATGGCGAAACAATCAAGATTAGGATAAACCAGTATCGCAACGAATTATACTATGAGTTTAATATTGCAGATCAATTCAGTATAGATCAGCTAAAACAGCAATAGCCATTAACCATACCCTGCCTTGCAGGGTTTTTTATTGGGCCAGTCATGAACGCAAGCGAAATTATTTACCAAACCTTGTCACAGATCGTAGATGGCAAGGCTTACCCCCTGTTTGTACCAGAAAGCGACTCACTATCAGTACCTTATTTGGTGTATACACCCGTATCGTCAGTGCCAGTGCAAACCTTGGATGGCATCAGCGGCGACGAATGGGTACGAGTACAGATAGATATTTATCACAGCGACTATGATGTGCTGTTGTCACTGTACAATCAAGCTATCAGTGCATTACAAAATAAAATTTCACTCAAAGTATTTGGCACAAGCAATCAATCTGTCGACGATGGATTGTATCGCATGATGTTTGAGTGTGAGTTTTGGAGCAAAAACCAAATTTTACCAACCGCCCCATAACGGGGCTTTTTTGAACGGAGAAAGCCATGAGCGATACCGAAACCGGCTACACCGATAGCCATTTTATCTGGAAAGTGTCGACCGACGAGGGCGAAAACTACAAGAAAGTAAATGGATTGCAGAGCTTGCCAATCCCCGACACATCAAAAGTCACTGATGAAATCACGACTACAGACGCAACCAATCCGCAGTTTGATGTTGTGAATTACACCGAATCAGATGCCGTTGAATTTGAAATTGTCTTCAACCCAAGCGATCCTGTGCATGTTGCACTTGAAAAAGCAAAAGATGATGGATCTGTGGTCAAATCTCAAATTCATTTTATTGACAAACGCGTCAAAGGTTTTGAATTTGAGTGCAAGATCAGTAAATTTACTTATGATGCGTCAGACGTCAAGCAAAAAATGCGCGTCAACGGTACAATGACATACACCGGCGACATCAAACGCATCACCTCTAACCCAACCGCCTAAATTTGTCTAACCAAACCCTGCAATATGCAGGGTTTTTTAATGGAATTTAAACATGACTTTACGTAATAACATCTTAAACATTGCCAAAAAACCCTCACTTGTCAAGCTTGAGATACCAGAGCTTGAGGGTGAAGTGTACATCAAATCACTGCCGCTGGCGGAGCGTCTTGAATACGAAAAATCAATTGCAGAGCAGACCAGTGATGATGCTGACGCCCAAGCTGATAGCAAATACAACATAACCCCGCATATCCTCACTTTTATTTATCATGTTTGTGATGAAAAAGGCAAGCTTTTATTCACCCAAGATGATATTGAAGCCTTGTCAGGTCTGCCGTATGCAATTTTTAGAAAGGTCAATGAAGCAGTGGTTGAGATGACATTTGGCAGTCGCCCAAAAACTGTTGAGCAAGCCGAAAAAAACTAATCAAAGACCCAATGCGCCGATTTTTATTTAAATTGGCGGCACACTTGGGTCGCACAATTCAAGAGATGGAACAGAGCATCAGTTACGCTGAATTTATTGAATGGATGGCGTATGACAGGCTTGATCCGATCGGCGGCTACCGTCACGATCTTCAAACTGCGCATATTCTTTCGGTGCTCATCGGCAGCAAGGGTAAGACGATCAGCGACTATCTACCCATTGATCCTAATCCCATGACCGATGATCAGCGCCAAGCATATGAAAAAGCACGCAAAAAAGCCAAGCTTGATGCACAAATGAGCATGCTGATTCGCCACCTGTCAAAATCTTGCGGAGAGTAAAATGTCACAAGTATTAGAGCGCTTGCAAATCTTGCTACATGCTGACACGGCAAGATACCAAAGAGATATCAAAAAAGCATCTAGCGATACCCAGCGCGAATTTGAGTCTATCAAGACAAGTGCCCAGTCAATGGCAGGCTATGTCAAATCAGCCTTGGCAGGATTTGGGGCGACGGCAGCCGTCAGTAGCGTGATCCGTACTGCTGACGAGATGCGAACGATGACCAATGTTGTGCGTCTCAACACGCAAAGCCATCAAGAGTACAAAGATGTTCTATTGCAGCTCAAAACCATCTCAAATGACAATTTAACCAGCATTGGCTCAACGATCGAGCTTTACGGATCATCAAAATCGGCGCTGGACGAGCTTGGCAAATCTCAGCAGGATGTACTACTTTTTACTGAGAACATCACCAAAGCAATGGCGGTGGGCGGCGGATCTGCTGCGTCACAACAAGCTGCTTTGGTGCAGCTTGCCCAAGCCTTAAATATGGGTGCTTTAAAGGGGCAGGAGTTTAACTCGGTTGCGTCTCAAGCACCTGCCATTTTGGCACTGTTAAAAAGTGAGCTTGGAGCAACCACTGCCGAGCTCAAGGATATGGCAGCCAAGGGTAAAATCACGGCCGAAGTGATATACTCCGCCGTGGCTGGTGCCAGCACTGAGCTTGACAAAAAGCTTGCGCAGATGCCGATCACTGTGTCTGGCGCGATGAATGTTGTCAAAAACAACTATAAAAGCATCGTCAATGAGATCATGAATGAAAATTCAGCACTCACAACGACACTGGCAGAGTCAGTCAAGTGGGTCGGTGAAAACCTAGCCTCGCTGTCTATCGCAGCTGGTGCCGTGGGTGTCGTATGGGGCGGCTTATTAATCAAAAATTCAGCATTGGTCACTGGTTTTACAACATTTGTTGGCGCTCAAGTGGCAGCAACTAAAGCGGCTGCAGTCAATGCGTTTACAGTGCAGGGACAAGCCCAAGCATATAATACGCTACAAACTCGGCTTATGCTTTTGAGACTGACCAAAGCACATTATATTGATCTGACTAAGCAATCTGTCGTCGCTGTACGCAGTAATACCGCCGCCCTGCTTGCCCAAGCACGTGCCATGAGCGTCGCCACTGCAGCCCAACGCGCCGCTGCAGGTGCTGCCATATTGACCGCCAATGCTGTATCTAAAGTTGGCGGCGGTATGATGGCACTTGGGCGGATCATCAAAGTGCATCCGCTCATGACGCTGGCAGCTGTGCTGTCAGCAGTGGTGGTCAGCACACACGGCATGACCGGCGCACTTGAAAGCTTATCTGATGCTTTTGGCGTAACAACACTCATGGCAAAGGATTTCATCGTGTTTGTCGGTGATGGGTTTTCAATGGCTTGGGATGCTGTCTCTGCCTTTGCTGATAATATGCTTGCCAAAGTGGGCGATACCACAAAGGGCAGCACGGGGGCATTTTCTAATTTCTTTGCGACCAGCCATGGTGGCTTTGTGGGTATGCTACAAGTTGCCGCCAAAACCTTTGATTTGATTAACGCCGCCGCCAAAGCAGGCGCCCAAAACGCCCTGCATAATTTTGTACAGCTGGGCAAAGCGACACAAAATATCTTCATCGGAATCGGCAATGCGTTTGTATCAACGATCGAATTCATGATCAATGATATGACTAGAAAAATCGACTGGCTGAGCGAAAAAGCCAACGCCGTCGCCGCATTTTTGGGCATGGAGAGCCGCTTACCACTGATCGGCAAAGTAAACCTTGGGCGTGCGCAATATAACGCTGTCGATTTTGGCGTCGTAGCAAGCATTGCAGATAGCAATACTCATTCAGCATATAATTATGTCACAGCATTGGCTGATCAAACAGTTGCAGCACGTCAAGCTGCCCAAAGCAACTCTGGGTTGGCAAGCAGCTATGACAGCGTGGGCGATGCTGCTAGTAAATCTGGTAAGAAAGCTAGCGATTCAGCAAAAGACATCAGCGATGCAATTTCTGAATTAAGTGCCAGAGTTGCAAAACTGCATTATGAGTCACATCAGCTGCTGAATAATAGCTATTCAGACATGCTTTTTGAAGTGACGCATGAGCTCGGTAAGTTTTATAAAGCAACCGAAAAGCAAAAAGCCGCACTCAAAGATTTAGCCAAGCAAGAAGATATGTTTACAGCGACTAAGCAAGCGAATGATGAGCTGAAGTCATTTGCGCGTACAATCGCACTGATGGGAAAAGAAAGCCCCTTTGATGAGCTTTTATATGATTTGTTTGATATGCGCAATGAGCTGAGCGTGCTAAACAAAGAAACCAAAGATCAATTATTACTGTGGGCCGCTCAGACCGAAGAAGTTAGACTGATCACAGAGCTTAATCAAAAAGAAGCAGATATGCTCCATGAGGGTATCAAGTCAGCCGAAAAATCAGCTTATCGTCGTGATGTGCTCGACATTGAGCGAGAGATCGCAAAGGAGCTTGAAAAATATGCTGGGCTACAGCGAGAGGGTACAGAGCATATTTATAAGCAGATTAAGCTAAATCTTGAAAATCATGCGACTGAAAGAAAGAAGCTGCTAACACAACAAGCTTATATGCAGCTTGTTTTTGATAGCCGTACCGAAGCTGAGAAAAACCTTGACACACTTAAAGAGCAGCTAGACGTACTTAGAGAACAAGCCAAGATTCTCGGTACAATGGGCTTAGATTATAGTGATACTACCGATATTGCTAAGCGTATTATCACTGACGCACTTGGCTTGCCAAAGCCTGAAGTGAGCGCATATCAAATGCTAGATGATGAGCGACAGTCACGACACGACATTTTGCGCGCTGGCGTCGATCAGATGCTACAAAATGAGCGCTTGACTGAAGAAGAGCGAATCAAGATCAAAGAATGGGGAGTAGACGAGCGGTTAAAGATTGAGAAAGCTTACAGCACCGCCATGAGTAGCTTGATACTTAGCGATAGCGAGAATATGTTTGGCTCACTTGCCAGCATCACCAAAGACAGCCTAGGCGAGCAGTCAAGGCTATACCGTGCCATGTTCGCCATGCAACAGGGTTTTGCCATCGCCCAAGCTGGCCTTGACATGCAGCAGGCCATCAGTAAAGGTCTTGCCAAGGGTTTCCCTGAGGGTTTGGCGGATATGGCGATGGCGGTAAGTCATGGAGCAAAAATCGTCAGTGCAATTAAATCCGTCGTCATGCCAGTCGGTCAAGCTCACGACGGCATCATGTCCGTGCCAAAATCAGGTACTTGGAATCTTGAAAAAGGCGAGCGAGTGCTACCACGGCATACTGCCAAAGCCCTAGATGACAAGCTTGATAAAATCGGCACAGGCGACCGCCCTGTGAATGTCGTTATCAATAACTATTCAGGCGAAAAGACTGATGTACAACAAATGCCAAATGGTGACATGATGGTAACTATTGGTAAAATGATTAGTCATACCGTTGATGCAAAACTTAATCAGCGTTTTATACAAGCACGCCGACAAGGCGGTGAACTTTATGGGTAAACAAGAATTTAATTTTTACCAAGCTAAACTCAAAATGTAAACCAAATCACACAAACCTACCGATATCGGTAGGTTTTTTGTTGGGGCAAAAAATGAAACTCTTCACTTGGAAAATGAACATGGGCGCTGGTGCTGAAGTGCGCCACAATGTCACTAAAACCCAATTTGGCGACGGCTATGCCCAGCGTGTCAGCCATGGCATCAACAATAAAAGAACTGACTGGAGCGGCACTAAAGTCGGTGACTATGAGACAGTGATCAAGCCGATTGCTGATTTCTTAGATGCGCATGGCGGCGTCAAGCCGTTTTTGTGGACCAACCCCCACGGTGAGACAAAGCAATATGTGTGTCAAGACTACCAAGTCACTCAGCGCAAAGGCAACTTTTGGCAGATCAGTCTTAAGTTTGAGCAATCAAACTCAGACGGTAGCAGTGCGCCGCTGCTTGACTTCGGTAATCAAAACAGCGGCACAGACGCACCAAATCTGCCGCAGTCTGCATTAGATGACATCAATAAGAAAATCCAAGATGAGATCGAGCGCAGTACTCAAAAAGATGATGCACATGACAAAGCGATTCAGTCACTTAACACGAGCAAAACAAGCTTAAGTAAAGCGATTGATGAGATTAAAGAGCAGTTAGCGGGCGTTTCATCAGCGCCTGCATCTGTCGCATGGGATAGCATCACTGGCAAGCCGTCTAGCTTTAATCCGTCATCTCACAGTCACGCTTGGAATAGTATCACTGATAAGCCGCAAAGCTTTAATCCGTCATCACATACGCATCAAGTAAGCGACATCACTGATCTACAAACAATATTGTCAAAATATGCTACTAAAGACGAAATCCCGCGAATCAATACTGACGGATTGACGATTGATACATCAAACTTAGCAACAAAAACCAGTGTTGAAACACTTGCAAATAAAGTAACTGAAGCTTCAGAAGCATTAAAATCTGAAACTAAGTTACGAGCTAATTCTATTGCAGCTATTGACAGTAAAATCACTGCTGAAGTTGATCGCAGCTCTAAGAAAGATGCAGATCATGATGATGAAATTGCGTCATTAAAACGCACGAAAGCTGATCTATCGCACACACATACAATGAGCGAAGTCACTGATCTAAGTGCTGAATTAGAGCGTTATGCGCTAAAAGCAGAGCTAGACAATATCAGTGTTGATACTTCACATTTAGCTACTAAATCAAGTGTTGATGAGCTGTCTGAACAAATCGCTACTAAAGCACCTAATACACATACACACAGCTTTAATGATATTAGTAATAAGCCTACGACTTTAGCAGGTTACGGTATTACAGATGCCATCAGTAGTAATACAGATGTAGAGATAACCAGTTTACTGACAATCAATAAATCAGATAGCTATATCCAAGGCAAAACCAATAACACTCGTAAATGGTATGTTGGTAAAGGCTCATCATTCTCAGATGATATTCAGCTACATAATTTTACTCACTCAACACAGTTAAATCTGACAAATAATAAGATTGTTGCAAGTCATGATTTATATGTCAATGACAGTAAAGTTATTACAGCCAGTGATACAACAGCATTTGTTACACCTGATGCCCTAAACCAAGGATTAGCAACAAAAGCAGCAATCAATCATCAACATACGATTGCTGAAGTCTCTGAATTACAGAGTATTTTAAACAGTAAGCTTGATTCAAATGCGTCTGCTATTTCTGCTCAAAAACTCACAACACCAAGGCGTATTAATGGCATTGCTTTTGATGGTACACAAGATATTACCTTACCTACAACCACTAATGTATCTTGGTCAGCCATCAGCAATAAACCAGCAAATTTTACACCATCAGCACACAGACATGTGATTGCTGATATTACTAATTTACAGCGTGAATTAGATAGTAAAGCAAACAGCAATCACAGTCACACAATCGCACAAGTAGCTGGTTTATCTCAAGCTTTAGGTGACAAAGCAAGTAGAGATGAGCTTGTTACTAACTATGCGCTTAAGTCAGAGATTAGCAGTCACAGTAGTCTTGATGTGAAAATTTTGACTGGCCTGCTTAGTCATGGTAGCACAATCCCATTACCACAAGGTTTTACTGAAAATCAGTGCAAATGGCTTGTCTCAGTGAGTCAAACCAATCTCGAACCAAGGACCTCTTGGGCTGGTCACCATTGTTACACGCTCGGTCGTGTCGTCCGCGTGGGATATTACCATCAAAACAGCCCTTGGGACAAGAGATTTATTGAAGGTACTGCAAACTACATCATCATTGGAGTGAAATAATGTTTTATATTTTTGATAGCTTGGGTAAAAATATCGCAACATGTGACTTTGAGCCTGATCGTGAAGATCTGACAAGTCGTGGTGAGATAGCGATTGAATATCATGAAACTGTGAATGGCGAACTACAGCTCATTGACGGTGAAATCAAAGTCATTGAAGTAGTACAGTCGCTAGAAAGTAAACAAACTCAAGTTTGGGAAGCCATCAAACAAAAACGTCATAGCAACACCCGCGGGGGCGTATATATCAAATCAGTAGATAAATGGTTTCATAACGATGACAGCTCTCGTACGCAGTATCTCGCCCTGCAAGTCTTGCCAAACCTGCCTGATAATCTGATGTGGAAAACCATGGATAACGAATTTGTGCCGATGACCAAAGATTTGCTCGATGAGATCGCCATGACGATGCTAACAGAAGAACAAGCGGATTTTGCCAACGCAGAAAAGCACCGTTTGGCGATGATGCAAGCAGATGATCCGCTCAATTATGACTATAGCATAGGATGGAGTCGGACGCATGGACAATAAAGTCTATTTGGCGTGCTATCACGGGCGCGCGGATAAAGTGGGTCATCGTTTGTGTGATGGCATCACGCGCTTTATGACCAAAGGCAAATATAGCCACTGTGAGATTGTAATTAGTAAACAAGACGGTTTATATGAGTGTTATTCATCTAGTATTCGTGATGGTGGTGTTCGTGTAAAAACCATGAAACTTGATAGCAGTCATTGGGATTTGATACTCCTTAATATATCAAAAGAACAAGTATTGGATTTTTATAAGCAAACTGCAAACTGCTCTTATGATTTATTAGGTGCATTAGGTATTGTTTTGGGATTACGGCAACATCCAGACAAATACTTTTGTAGTGAATGGTGCTTTGAAGCGATCACAAACAAGCAAAATGGCTATCGCTTTAGTCCTAATGACTTATACGCAATGAAATCAATTTTAACTCGCCGACATTAATGTCGTCGACATACCCACAGCCCTTGTAAATCAAAGGCTTTTTTAGGAGCAAAAAAATGAGTGAACCAACTCTAACCGAATTATCACGCACCGAAGCGACGGTATTACAGAGCTTTATCGGACAGGTGGATTATTGGAAAAACCAACACGGCGATAAAGCCAGTACCATTGAGATTACCTATTACCCTGATGATGATGGCTTTGAAGTGAGTAACAATGAAGCTAACAACGGTGTGCTAAAACGCAATCGCACCACAGTGTTTCGTGCTGACCTGTTGGCATGGGCGTCCAATCAGTTACGCCAATTACAAGGCTATGACAACAGCCAAACGGTAACTGAATTTAGCTTGTCTTATAAAAATGACCGCTATGGCGTGCGTGCAAGCCTTGCCAGTGAAGCTAAATCCAAAGACAAGGCAGATGATGGGGCTGATGATAAAGCCGAGCAAACACAGTAAGCAGGCTAATTTAAAATCTGCCCAAACTGATAAGTAATAGCCTAAGTGCTTAGCGTTATGCAGGCATTTGGGCGGATTAATTAATCAAATGAGATTGCCATGAGTTTTAACACAGACATACAACAAACCACCGTACAAGGCTTTATTACCTTGTATGAATTAGACGCACGAAAATTGGGCGGTGAGATTTACCGCTTTCATGGGCATAATGATGGGGTGATTAGATGGCAGGGGCAGGATTTTCACCCCATCGCCATCAAAGCTGATGGGCTTGAAATGCGTTCAGATGGTCGTGCTTCTACCCCGACTTTGATTATTCATAACGACATTGGTGGCATACCCCAAGCCTTACGCTTTTTATGCCTAAAGTTCGGTGATTTTGTAGGGGCTAAATTAAAAGTCATTCATACATTAGCAGAATATCTGACCAGTGCTGACGAACAAAACTTTAAAATCCAAAACTGGTACATTGAGCAAAAAACAAGCCAGACCAATGTCACCACCACCTTTGAATTATCAAACCCTGTGGACTTTGAAGGGCAAAAAATCCCTGTTCGCAACATTACCAGTTACTGCCATTGGGCGGTCTGCGGTCGCTACCGTGGCGAAGAATGTGGCTATATCGGCACCAACCGCTTTACCGCAGACGGCAAGCCCACCGACAATCCAGCACTAGACAGATGTGGTGGGCGAATGACCGAATGCAAACTAAGAGATAATGAACAGCGATTTGGCGGATTTCCTGCGGCTGGGTTGGTGGGTTAGTCAAGCGTTTTGGCATACTCAACCAAAGCGGTTTTGATTGCCATTGCCTTAGAGCAATCCTTATGAGCCATAATCTGATTTAAGGCATCTAAAACATGAGGCTCAGTGTGGCTAATGACAAGTCCGATGCGTGCCAGTGACTTATCAAAATAGTTAGCGGTTGCTTTTTTGCGTGCTTGCGGGCTTGCTTTATCTGCCATAAAAAAATCCTTGATTTTTATAAAAATGGTGCTATGATAATGGGTAAGGAGTGGCTAGGCGTTTCCACCTAACCTGCCTTAGTAGCTGCAACTACCTTAGGCTTTTACTGTTAGTAAGCTGGATAGCTTAGCAACAGCAGGGCAATGATGATTGTGAGTCTTAGCATTGCCTTTCCTCCTTATTTATCACTAGGCTTGTCCTAGCCCAATCAACACCCCTTGTGTTGATGAAATGTATTGTATTACAATATACAAATAAAGTCAAGTAATTTCTGCGTTTTTTCGCAAAATTATTTGGCTTCTTTATTTTATAAGTCTTTGAATTATAAACAAATATTCAGCCGTCCAAGTACAACTTGGGCGGTTTTTTATTGGATAAACCATGCGACTAACTAAAAACCTACAACAACAAATCATAACCCATGCTCAGGATGTATATCCTAACGAGTGCTGTGGTGTGATTATTGATGGTCAATACCACCCTTGTACCAACATCGCCCCCAATCCTGCCAATGCGTTTGAGATTGATACTGCCGAATGGGTGGTATTATCTAACCGTGGCGACATTGAAGCGATTGTCCATAGCCACCCAAACGGTGAACCCTTACCCAGTGAAGTGGACAAGGTGCAAATGGGCTTACATGACATAGATTGGGTGATTGTGGGCTTAGGTCATACACCCACAGGGGCAACATACTGCGACATCAAACGCCATAAGCCTACCACTTATCAAAGCCCACTTTTAGGGCGTGAGTATTATCATGGCGTACAAGATTGTTATAGTCTAGTACAAGATTATTACAGCCGTGAACTTGACATCACATTGCCAAGCTTTGCACGATCTGATGACTGGTGGGAAAACCCAAACCATGAACCACTTTATGAAAATAACTTCACCAAAGCAGGTTTTATCAAGGTGCAAGATGAAACCGACTTACAAAAGCACGACATTATCCTATGCCGTGTTGGGCGGACGCATCATGTTAATCATGCCTTAATTTGGCTTGGTGATGATGGGGCATTGACAAGCGAGAAAACCCCTGATTGTGTGGGTAATGCCCTAATTTTGCACCATCCCCATGGCAGACTAAGCACTCGTGAAATTTATGGGGATAGTTGGCAAAGACGAACCGCCCTTATTGTCAGACATAGAGAGTTATCATGAAAACCATCCAACTACACGGCATTTTAGCCAAAAAGTTTGGTAGATTTTTTAAATTAGATGTTAAAAGTGCCAAAGAAGCTTGCCATGCTTTAGCAACCCAAATCCCTGCCTTTGGTCAATTTATGGCAGACAGTGAGCAACTGGGTTATCGTTTTGCGGTATTTAACGGTAAAAAACAAAACCAAAAAACCAACATCAGTGAAAATCAGTTGAATGACATCACCACCGCCAATCACATTCACATCGTCCCAAAAGTCATCGGCTCTGGTGGTAAGGCAATGGCGTGGCTACAAGTAGTTGTTGGGGTAGCACTCATTGCAACGGGTGTTGGTGCAGGGATTGGAGCAGGTCTTACTTTGTCGGCAGCTGTTGCCGCCAATATCGGTATGATTGGTGCAGGTGCAGGACTATTATTGGGTGGCGTGTCAGCCTTAATGATGCCCACCCCCAAACTTGATGTTGCCAACGAAGATGGCAACAAACCCAACAACGGCTTTGGCGGTGCGATAACCACGGTAGCCCAAGGCAATCCTGTCCCTATCCTTTATGGGGAGCGAGATGTGGGTGGGTTTATCGTATCGGCAGGTATCAGCGTTTGAGGTAGAATATGAACATACACGGCTCAAAAAAACAAAAAGGTCAAGCAAGAAAAGCAACCATCGCCACCGATGATTTGGTTTCTACTAGCTATGCCCAAATCTTGTACGGTCTTTGCGAGGGCGAGATTGCAGGTCTAGTAGACGACGGCAAATCCATTCGTCTTGAGAATACACCGCTCATCAATGACAATGGTGAGCCAAACTTTGAGGGCGTGTCTTGGGAGTTTCGCACAGGCACGCTTGACCAGACGCATATCGCAGGATTTCCGTCGGTTGAAAACGAACACAACATCGGTGTTGAGTTACGGCACGACCGAGATTGGACAAGACAAATTAACAATCGTGAATTGTCTGCTGTGCGTGTGCGTCTAAACTTTAACGCCCTTAAAGAACAAAAAGAAAATGGCGACATTACAGGTTATGCCATTTCTTATGCGATTGATGTACAAACAGATGGCGGCAGCTTTGTTGAAGTCTTGACCGACACCGTGCGAGGTAAAGCATCACAGGGCTATAAAAAAGCCCACCGTATTGATCTGCCTAACGCTGGCACGGCTAAACGCTGGACAATTCGTGTTCGTCGTATCACACCCAATCGTGATAGCGAATTGGTCGCTGATACGATGAGCATTGACGCACTGACCGAGATTATTGATGCCAAATTGTCTTATCCGTGTACAGCACTACTTGGCATATCTTATGACGCCAAAACTTTTAATAACATTGCTAAAATTGCCGTGCGATTAAAGGGTAAAATTATCCAAGTACCTAGTAATTACAATGCAGAGACAAGACAATACAATGGACTATGGGACGGCACATTTAAGCCTGCTTATTCCAACAACCCTGCGTGGGTGTTTTATGACCTTTGCACCCACAAACGCTATGGCTTAGGTGAAAGATTATCTGGCATGGTAGATAAATGGCGACTGTATCAGATTGGGCAGTATTGTGATGAATTGGTGGATGATGGCAAAGGCGGACAAGAGCCAAGATTTACTTGCAATGTCTACATTCAAAAAGCAGACGATGCGTATCGTGTACTGCAAAACTTAGCTTCAGTGTTTCGTGGGTTATCGTTTTGGGATGGACAAAACATTGTCGTTGATAGCGACACGCCCAAAGACCCTGTTTATACCTTTAGCCCTGCAAATGTCTTGGGCGGTGAGTTTAGCTACACAGGGACAAGAGCAAGAGACCGCCATACTTTATCAAAAGTTGCTTGGGATAATCCAGAGAATAACTTTACTACTGAATACGAGCTGATTCCTGATGAAGAAGCAATCGCCAAATATGGCGTGCGTACGCTAGATATTTCAGCCTTTGGCTGTACATCCAAAGGACAGGCACAAAGAGCAGGGATTTGGGCATTAAAATCTGAACAGTTAGAAACCCAAACGGTAACTTTTAAAACAGGGCTACAAGGCTTTATTCCGCAAGTTGGGCAAGTGATTAATATTGCTGATAATGTCTTTGCAGGGCGTGCGATAAGTGGTCGGATTGTCAATGTAAACGGCAAACAAATCACGCTTGACCGTGTGGCAGGTAAAATTGGCGATATCTTAACGGTAGCAACGGCAGACGGCATTGTCTCATCGCAAATTACCGCTGTCCAAGGCGAAATACTTACCTTAAAACAAGCGTTAAATATAGCAAATGAAAGCATTTGGGCAATCATCTCAGATGATTTGAAGTTAAAACAATTTCGTATCTTGACCATTGCTCAAAATGATGATGCTACCTTTGATATTACCGCATTAGAATACAACCGCCAAAAATATGCTGCCGTTGATAACGGAGCTATGGAAACTCAAGAGCCGTTTACCGTGCTAAAAGTCGCCACAATATCCGCCCCAAAATCGGTTGCACTCACAGCACACACTCGCACTCATCAAGGGCAAGCAATCACCACGCTGAACATTGCATGGGAACAAGTGGCTGGTGCGGTAGCGTATATCGTAGAATGGCGTAAAGATGATGGCAACTGGCAAACTTTGCCAAAAGTATCAGGGCAGAGCGTAGACATTGACGGCGTTTATGCAGGGGTATATCAAGCAAAAGTACGAGCGATTGATGCCTTTGATAATGAAAGCCTAGCAACATCAAGCCAATTAACTGCTATACAAGGCAAACAAGGCAAGCCACCGCGCTTAGCAAGTTTTACAGCAAAGGGCATTTTGTTTGGCATGGAGCTAGGCTGGGTATTTAACGCAGGCTCAGGCGACACCAATTTCACCGAAATCCAAGTATCACCAGACGGTCGCTCAAATATCGCAACTTTAGGGCAGTTTGCATATCCGACAGACAAGCACACAATCACAGGCTTACAAGGCAATTTGACCCAGTTTTATCGTGCCAGAATTGTGGATAAGCTGGGCAATACATCAGACTGGACAGACTGGGTAAGTGGCACGACATCGGCAGACGCTGATAAAGTGCTTGAGCTGCTCAGTGGTCAAATCACAGAGTCGCAGCTTGACAGATCACTAAGAGAGCCGATCACTAAGCTCAAAACACTTGATTTTGATTTAGAAGCAATCAATCAAAAAATCGCAGCAAGCATCGGTCTTGAAAAACAGCGTATTACTGATACAATTTTAGATATTGATGCACTGAAGCAGTCTAATGACGCTAAGACGCAAGAATTGCTTAATTTGACTCAAACTGTGGGCGGTCATACGTCATCTATCCGTGATCTGGGCGTAACCACAGGGGAATTATCGCAAAAATACAGTCAGCTTAAAACCACAAGCGACACGGCAAACAGTGAAATCACGGCGATTAAGCAAACCCAAAGCGGACAAGCCACAAGTGTTGAGCGGCTAAGAAGCGAGCTTGCAAATAAAGCAAGCGTTGCCAGTATTAATACACTTAATCAAAGCTTAACAACAAAAGAACGAGCGTTATCAATACGCATTAACACTGTTGAAAGCTCTGTAAGTGGTAACACTTCAAGTATTAATACACTTAACCAGACTTTGACGACGAAAGAGCGTGCGTTGACAACAAAGCAAGAGCAATTAACCGCTCAGCTTGCAAACAAAGCAAGCACAGCGTCAGTTAATAGCTTAAGCCAAAGCTTGGCAAGCAAAGAACGAGCGTTATCAATACGCATTAACACTGTTGAAAGCTCT